CTGCCACCAAAGGCGACTGGCCGGAAGAGCAGCTCTGGTCGACCGAGAAATACCTCGATTTCACACCCAAACTGTTCGACGCGGTGCGCAGTAAATTTGGCTTCAATGAACACCTCCTGCACGATATGCACCACCGTCTGACGCCCATTGAGGCGGCGCGCTTCGGTAAGAGCATCGAAGACTTCCGCATGTTCTGGATGGAAGATCCCACGCCTGCCGAAAACCAGGCCTGCTTCCGTCTTATTCGCCAGCACACCGTCACGCCCATTGCGGTGGGCGAGGTGTTTAACAGCATCTGGGACTGCAAGCAGCTTATCGAAGAGCAGCTTATCGACTATATCCGCACCACAATCACGCATGCGGGCGGCATCACCGGCATGCGTCGCATCGCTGACTTTGCGTCGCTCTACCAGGTGCGTACCGGTTCGCACGGCCCGTCGGATCTGTCGCCGGTGTGTCATGCCGCCGCGCTGCATTTTGACCTGTGGGTACCGAACTTTGGCGTGCAGGAATATATGGGCTATTCCGAACAAATGCTCGACGTCTTCCCGCACAGCTGGCGCTTTGATAACGGCTATATGCACCCGGGTGACAAGCCAGGGCTGGGCATTGAGTTTGACGAGAAGCTGGCGGCGAAATATCCGTACGATCCGGCGTACCTGCCGGTGGCACGTCTTGAAGACGGTACGCTGTGGAACTGGTAAACGAGGAGCGAACGATGAAAAGCATAGTCATTCAACAGCCGAACCAGCTGGTCATTGAAGCGCGTCCACGCCCGCAGCCAGGCGCAGGCGAAGTGCGCGTCAAAATCACACTCGCCGGGATCTGCGGTTCGGACAGCCACATCTACCGCGGCCATAACCCGTTTGCGAAGTATCCGCGCGTGATTGGCCACGAGTTTTTTGGCGTGATCGATGCCGTTGGCGAGGGCGTGGATCCGTCCCGGTCAGGAGAACGCGTGTCGGTTGACCCGGTGATCAGCTGCGGACACTGCTACCCGTGCTCCGTCGGAAAACCAAACGTCTGCACCTCGCTGGTGGTGCTGGGCGTTCACCGCGACGGCGGTTTCAGCGAATATGCAACGGTACCCGCAAAAAATGCCTGGCGCATCCCGGATGCGATCCCGGATAAACACGCCGTCATGGTTGAGCCATTTACCATTGCCGCCAACGTGACGGGGCAGGCCAACCCTGGTGAACAGGACGTGGCGCTGATCTACGGCGCAGGCCCGATGGGGCTGGTCACCGTGCAGGCGCTGAAGGGCGTCTATAAGGTGAAACAGGTGATTGTGGTTGACCGCATAGACGAACGCCTGGCAATGGCCCAGCGCAGCGGCGCGGACTGGGTCTTTAATAACGGCGAGCAGTCGTTGCAGGCCGCGCTGGACGAGAAAGGCATCAAACCGACGTTAATCATTGATGCCGCCTGTCATCCGTCCATTTTACAGGAAGCGATAACCCTGGCCTCGCCGGCGGCGCGCATCGTGCTGATGGGCTTCTCCAGCGAACCGAGCCAGATTGTTCAGCAGGGCATCACCGGCAAAGAGCTGGCGATTTTCTCCTCGCGCCTGAACGCCAATAAATTCCCGATCGTCATCGACTGGTTGACAAAAGGACTGATCGACCCGGAAAAACTGATCACCCATACCTTTGACTATCACCATATAACAGACGCCATTGAACTGTTTGAGAAAGACCAGAGGCAGTGCTGCAAGGTCCTGCTCACGTTCAACCCAGAATAATTCACGCGGTGAAGAGCCCGCGAAGACGGGCTCTATGTGGTACGCATCTTACCTTCCAGAGATAGCCATTATGACGCAAGCACAACCTCAAAGAACCACCTCCGATCTGGTGAAAGCCGCCGTTTCAGGCTGGCTGGGCACCGCGCTGGAGTTCATGGATTTCAAGTTTGATTAGGGTTAACGTGCTGAAACAGAAGGGAATTACACGACTCTTAAAGTTGCATGGGGCACTGATGGGGCAAACTCACTCAATTTTGAGTTCAGCAGCGCTACCTGCGCATCGTTATTCTCTGACATCCATTTCCCGTAAACCTGGAAAACCATCTGCGCATCAGCATGACCCATTTGCGAAGCAATGAATGCAGGGTTGGCTCCAGCCGTCAATGACCAACAAGCATATGTGTGACGTGACTGATAAGATTTCCTGTGACGAATTCCTGCACGCTTTACTGCCGTATCCCATGTCTGCCTGACCGAATCGACCGTGAAGTGATCGCCACATACACCCGTTCTTGAAGTTACGGATGGGAGAAAAACAAACGTGCATTTGTGCTTCTCTTTTTTACCGTACTCTCGAAGGTGAACATCAATCATGTGCTCATTGCCAAGCCTGGTGATTTCAAGTTGGCTCTTCAGAGCTTCAATTGCAGGTTCGATAAGGTGTATTACCCTGTTTGTTCCCGCCTGAGTCTTGGGAACGGTAAATTTATCCTGCGCCAGATTCCTCCTTATCATCATCGTGCCAGCCTTAAGGTCGATATCCTCCCACCCCAAAGCGCACAGCTCGCCCGGTCGGATTCCTGTGTATACAGAAAGAGACCACATGTTTTTTGCTTGCTGACTGCGACACGCCTCTATGAGCCTGACAAACTCTTCCCTTGATAGCGGATCCGGTACGACTCGTGACTCTCTTAGTGGCGATATTCCCTTGAATGGTGTGTCATCGAGATACCCGTTTTCAACGCCAAACTGAAAGATGGCGAAAAGGTTAGTCATGTAGTTATTGACCGTCACAGCAGAACGCCCTGGCTCAGTAACTACATACTGAGTTTTCGGAAGCTGATAACCGGTCAACAATTCCTTCCTTACCTCAAGAATCCTTTCTTTACTTATCGACGATGCGATTGTCTTCTCACCGAGAATGAGCAGAACGTTTTTGATTATCGTCCGGTATGTCTTAATCGACGTTGATGCGACATCAGTCTCTTTAAGTGATAAATACTTCTCTGCAAGTTCTCCTATGGTTAGCGCCTTACTCACCTCACCAAATCGCTGAAGGTTAGGGGAGTTTGGAAACTGTGATGCATAGTTGAAAGTTCCCGTCTTTACTGCGTAGACAATGCTTGTACGCAGCTCTCCGGCAATCTTTCTGTTCTTCGCCGTATCAGGTACACCAAGACTTTCCCTTACCCTGACACCGTTATAGATAAACCACAGGCGCAGCGTGCCCCCGTGGTTTTCAACCCCGGTTGGATACTTCATGCATCTTCCTCTTTGGTTAATCGAAGGGGTATTTAAGCAGATTTCTTGCGGGGAATCGCGGGTTGCTGACGCTCAACCCATTTGTCGACTTCGTGGCGGTTGTAGAGGATAGGGGAGTTGTCCTTCGGCTGGCAGTCGCATGAGTAATGGCGGTACTCTTTTCCCTCCATCCATGACGTTTCTCTGGCTAATCTGATCGCGTTTTTGGTCAGGCCGGTAATCGCCATCAGAACCTTCTCTGATACCCACTTATTGGGGACAAGCTGAATCATATCGCTCATGGTTTTCTCCAGGCAAAAAGAAGCCGCCCATAGGCGGCAATAACATCAAGGGATGTGAGGTGGCGCTTTCGCACCCAATAGCCAGCTCATAACTGGCTATCAGTTGTGTCAGTCGTCTTCATCTTCGTCCCAGTCCTCGTCGTAATATGGGGAGGCGAGAAGTGGGTTAGTTGCTGAGAGAATCTCTCCGGCGGCACCCTGGCGCTGAAGTCGACGAAGCGCTTCATATAGCTCGAAAGCCTCGGTTCGCTCATCACCAATATCGAGGGAACACGCCACTTTGTGCGCCTCGGTGACCAGGGTTGATAGCTGGTTTCGGATGTCCTGAATGGTGCTCATAGTTCTCCTTACGCCGCACGCTGGGCGCGCAGCTTCTTCAGGTGTTCTGCTGTTTCGATTTCTTCGGCGATCCGCTCGGCCTGTGCTTTGGTCAGTGGCTCGAATTCGTGTTGAAAGCGGCCCATGCTGGCGATGCAGGTGCGACCGTTGCGGATGTAGTGGATGACTTCGTGGGTAGAGCGGAGGATTTTGCAGGGCGGCGCCGTGGGGATCGGCGTACCAGGTGTTAGGCTGGATTATCCTGAACATTGGGCACCACCTTAAATTCGATTACCCAAACCCATGGGTTGGCCTGCCAGTTTTCTTCGCCGTAGATGGACTTCCACAGATCTTCCCACACCTGAAAGCCATAAGTGGCAGGGCGGAAGTCGTAAAGACCACAGCCGATTTCTTTACAGATATCCCCAAGGGTAATGGCCTGCAATCGCTCAACTCGCACTCCGGTAATCTCCAGAGTTAGACGACTGGCCCAGCGCGGCATGTGAATCGAAGGCGTCCAGCGTATTTCATCAGCCGACGGCACATTTTCGTAATGAGTTGGAACGTGCTTAGGGTAATCCGCGCGATAAAGTTTCAAATCCGGTGCGCTGGCCCCAGCCTCTGCCCAAGTTTCGCGGACCCAGATGCGATCGCCAACGGCACCGAACGGGCAGGTATATCCTTCATTCTCATCAGCAACGCCAAATACATCCTTCTTAGCAGGCTGCAGGTATCCGTTTTTATCGACCACGCCAGGCGTGTACCAGTGTGCGTTTAAATCCAGATCGTAACCGTTATGCGTTGGGCTGAAGCCATCAGACGGCTGAATTTTCATGATGCGCCGCGTCTGCGTCTTCCGGCCATCGAGAATGGCTCGCACCATCTCGCCGTTAAAAATCATTCCGCGCTCTTTCACTGGATCCCCCTTTGCTTATTCCTCAATTCGATAACACTCTGGCATTCCGCACACGTCTGGCAGCCGGGAACGGCAGCGCGTCGCGGCGCCGGGATGTCTTCGCCACATTCCGCGCAGTGCTCAGCTGATACGGCGTTGCGGTCGATGCGGTGAGCGGAAAGGGCCGCGTTACGCTGAAGCTCTTCAATCTCTGCTGCTGTATCAATGATGTCAGCCATTTCGTGCTCTCCTGCGTTTCTTGGCGGCTCTGCGTGCTGCTGCAATGCCAGTCTTCCCGCCGCTAACTGGATAGCTATTTCCGGTATATAGGGAAGGTGAAATTTCTGCGATGCTGAAGGGTTTAATCGAAGCCAGCGTGCCGGCCATGGCAGCTAAAAATATTGATGCTCGTTTCATGGGTACTCCCGGAACTGTCGGTTAATTCGGTTGAAGGTGAACGCCAGCAATAAAAAGGGAGCCTTAAGCTCCCGGGTGATTAGTGCCTTCATGCTGCACCGCCTTCATTTTTCTCGGCTTCGACAGCCATCTGCTCAAGCCGTCGAGATAGCTCGGCGGCCAGCGTCTGGAAATCTTCCTCAGACGCCACCGGGATCGGTACAAAGCGAATCCCGATGTGCGCCAGGTAGTTGGCAATTTCGAGGCTTTTCCTCAAATCAACGGGTGAGGCTCGGTTCATGCGGCGCGATCCTCTTCCTGGAAGATAATTTCCATTT